TGCTAATCGGATAAATTAGAAGTTAGCAGAATATGAAATAGAATTTTTGTTGGAGGTAGATATGGGATTATTAAAAGCATTAAATGAAAGACCAAAGGTAGTAATTAATAACGAAAAATATGTTCCAGAGGATTTATATAAAGAATATCTTGTGGAAAGATTGGAAGAAGAAAAATTGGATTGCAATAATCAAGATGAAAAGGACGGAATAGATTTTGCAATTAAGTGTATTTGGAATAGTTAGATAGAAGTTAACGCATTAGAGCGTGTTAGAAAGTGTTAGAGGTGTGATATGGAATTTGAAGTAAAAAGAAAAGTAAAAAAAGAGGTTGAGGAAACCTTTACTGTAGAGTTAGAGAAGTATTGGGTTATCAGAATTATTCAAGGGGTAACAAGCAAACCTTGCATTAAAGAAATTGAATATATCTACGAGCCAAGTGAACAAGAGATTGCAGACGCATTGGTTGAATTTGTTAATAAAAAGGTATTTGCGACTGTTAATGAGAATTACCGATTAAGGACTAAAGAGGTGTGAAATGGCAAGAGAGGGATTGATGGATGATTGTGGCTATCACGGATTTGACGATGCAGAGATAATGGCAGAGAAGTATTGTTGCAGATGCATTAATCAACCAATTGAGATTAATAGCAAGGGCGAGATGGTTGCAGTAGAGTGTGACAAGGATTGTTGTCTTGCTAATCCAAGATTTTTTGAGGAAGAGTTGGAATTTTTAAAGAAATTACGATGGGAGCAGAAGAATGGATAAAGAGAAAGAGCTAGAGCTTTTGAAAAAATGGAAGTCTGATTTGATTAAATCCTTATGCAAATATGATTGTAGTTCTGTTGAGGAATTAAGACATAATGCTTATAACAAAGGCAGAGCAGATTACGAAAATGAATGTAAAAAAAGATACTGCGTATATGCAGATAAGGATTGCATTATAGGAAATATCATAGGAGAAGATTATTATCAGCAAGGTTATGCAGATGCTCTTAATATTGATATGGATAAGCCTATGCACTTTACTGACGAGCAAAAGGCTTGGGTTAAAAACTATATTATCTTAAATGCTGAAAGGCAAAGAGCAGATGGAATAGATGCATTCTTTAAAGCATTGAACAGAGATAATCTGATACGCAACGAGAATGATTTGATTATTGCTAGTATGTTAGCAGAGCAGTTAAAGGAACAGAATAACTGCGATATATACAGTAATTTAGGTTAGTAAGGAGTAGGAAATGGCAGAGATTGAGATGATTATTAAAGGACTAGGAAGAGTAAAACACAAATATAGTGACGATAGCATTGCTTGTGTTTGGTTGGATGAGGCAATAGATGTAATGGAAAATCTGAAGAGTGTCGAGGATATAGTGATTGTAAATGGGATTCCTTATAAACGTATGGAATTAAACAAACCAGAGGGTAAGACTGTTGTATTCCCAAAATTTAAAGGAAGAGGAGAAGAGGTTTAATGGAGACTTGGATGATTGTGGCGATTGCCATATTTGTAGTAGCGATTATATTCGCTTATATAATAGCATTCTGTACTATGAGTGCGGACGAAGAGGAGCAGATGGAACGATGGGCAGAAGAGTACATTCGCAAGTACGAGGACAGACATGGGGGCGAATTTAATGACTAAAATGTGCGAAATTTGTGGAGACAGGTTTGCATCCGAAGAACATCATCTTATATATGGCAGGGCAGAACGGAAGTTATGTGATGAGGATGGACTTACATTGAATTTGTGTCAAGTATGCCACAGATCAATTCACATTCACGGAACTGCAGGGATGCTATCTAAGATGCTGGGGCAGGCATTATGGGAGATTAACGCCCTTAATGATGGTGTGGATCAGTACGAAGTAAGGGATAAATTTAGAGAGAGATATGGGAGGAGCTGGTTATGAACGCATTTACTTTAGAACAGAGATTAACTTGGATGTATGAGTTTGAGCAGATAACAAAGAAATTAAGAGAGTCAAAGGTAGATTTTTCAAAGATTACATTTAGTTGTGTTGATGATAAAAAGAAAAATGATTAGGGGTGGTATAAACCATACCAAGGGAGAGGTATATTGAATTTGCTATGAATCCCATAGTAAAAATACTCCCACCTAGAATAATTAATCCAAACAGAGAAGAGAGGCAGAGATGTCTCTCTTTTTTGTTGCATTTAGGGGTGGTGTGATAGGCCAAGCATCCTAGATATCATTTAGGAGTAGGAGGAATACTTATGCCAGATTGGAAAAAGATAAAGGCAGAGTATATCCGTGGAGGCGTAAGCTTAAAAACTTTAGCTGATAAATATGGTGTTTCGTTCAGCACTATCCAGAAAAGATGCATGACGGAGAAATGGACAGACCTTAAGAAGAAGAGTGGAAGAATATTGGAAGAGAAACTCGCTGACTCGGTTGCAGAGGAAGAAGCTAAAAAGGTTGACCTAATAGACACCATAGCGGATAGGATGCTGCAGAGAATAGGTGAGCTGATGGAACAGGTAGAGATTACCTCCAGTCCATCGAATATGAGACAACTCTCGATGACCCTTAAGGACATTAGAGAGATTAAAGGATGCAAGTCAGACCTCGACAGGCAAGAGCAGATGGCACGTATTGAGAAACTTCGTAAAGAGGCTAGGGAAGAGGAACAGGCAGATAAGCAGATTAAGGTTGTCATAGCTAGCGAAGTAGAGGAGTACTGTGAATGATTCTAAGGATAGATACTCCAAACGAGAAACAAAAGCTAGCACTTAAGGCAAGGACGAAATACGTCGGATACGGAGGCGCAAGAGGTGGAGGTAAGAGTTGGTTCGTAAGAACAAAAGCAAAGCTTCTGTGCGCCAAATACGCAGGAATAAAGGTACTTATAGTCAGAAAGACGTATCCAGAGCTTATGAACAACCACGTTAACGTGCTTATTCCAGAGCTGAATGGATTTGCTAGATATAACAAGTCGGACAAGATATTCAACTGGCTTAATGGTTCAACAATTAAGATGGGATACTGCTCTAATGATTCAGATCTGACGCAGTACCAAGGTGCTGAGTATGACGTCATATTCCTTGATGAGGCCACTAACCTTACAGAGTACCAAATGAAGACCATTGTAGCTTGTATGCGAGGAACTAATGGTTTCCCTAAAAGGATTTACTTCACTTGTAATCCTAATGGGGTTGGGCTTCAGTACGTGAAGCGAATATTCATTGACAGGCGTTTTGAGGATGGAGAAGACCCAGACGACTATTCATTCATACAGGCGTTGGTAACTGATAACAAAGCCCTTATGGAAGCCCAGCCAGATTATATTAAACAGCTTGAGGCGTTGCCACCAAAGATTAGAGAGGCGTGGTTATATGGCAAATGGGATGTGTACGAAGGGCAGTTCTTTGAGGAGTTTGCAGATAGGCCAGAGCATTACCTTGATAAGATTGAAACTCATGTCATAGAACCATTTGAAATCCCTAGTCATTGGAAGATATACCGAGGATTCGACTGGGGCTATAATAAGCCTTTTTCGTGCGCTTGGTATGCGATGGACGAGGATGGCGTTATGTACCGAATCTTAGAGCTATATGGATGCACGAAGCAACCTAATGAGGGACTTAAGTGGATACCACAAAAGGTGTTCTCGGAGATACACAGGATTGAGACCGAGCATAGATGGTTACAAGGCAAGAACATCATAGGAATAGCAGACCCTGCTATATGGGATGCACAGTATGGCGAGTCTATAGCAGAGATAGCATCAAAACACCAAGTGTACTTCTCTAAGGGCGACCACAAGCGTATAGCAGGATGGATGCAGTGCCATTACAGATTAGCCTTTGATGAGAATGGACGGAGTATGTTCTACGTGTTCAAGAACTGTAAGCAGTTTATTAGGACAATACCACTGCTGGTATACGACGAGCATAACGTGGAGGACATTGACACAGACGGAGAAGACCACATCGCTGATGAGTGGAGATACGTGTGTATGGCAAGACCTATAGCGCCAAGAATGGCAGTTATTGATGATGGATACAACGAGAGTCCTATGGCTCAGATATTAGATATTAAGCGAGAAGATATTATAGCGAGACCAAAGATGGAAAGGATGGAAATCATAAGTGGCGACTAAGAAGAAAAAAGACACGCCTGTTGATGTAGGCAGGCAGAGAACAAATGAAGAAGCAATGATGGACAGACAGTCTGCACCAGCTCCAACTATGGAAGATGGATTAATACAGATGATGGAAAAGATGCCTAATGGGATGCCAGATAACAACCCTACAGGCGCTATCGATGGATTTAAAGCCTTAGATGCACCAATAGGCAAGGAAGCAGTACAGAAGGCCACACAGATTCTTCAGAAATACAAAGAGGGCAAGGCAAACCTTGAGAAAAGAATTATAGAAAATGAGCAGTGGTATAAGCTACGTCATTGGGAATGTATGAGAAATAACTCAGAACAGATAGAACCAGTGTCAGCTTGGCTTTTTAACTGCCTTGCGAACAAACACGCAGATGCCATGGACGCATTCCCTTGTCCAAATATTCTTCCAAGAGAAGAGGGAGACAAAGGTGAAGCTGAGATGCTTACAGATATCGTGCCTGTAATCCTTGACCAGAACAACTTTGAAAAGACATATGACGAAGTATGGGACTACAAGCTAAAGAGCGGTACAGGCGTGTATGGAGTCTTCTGGGATGGCAGTAAGCTTGGCGGACTCGGAGATATCGCCATTGCCAAGGTAGATCTGATTAATCTCTTTTGGGAGAGTGGAATCACTGACATTCAGAAGTCGAGAAACCTATTCCACGTAGAGTTAGTGGACAATGAGGTGCTTTTAGGAAGCTACCCACAGTTACAGGGTAAGCTTGGCAAGAGTTCTGTGGATATCGCCAAGTACGTGTATGACGACAACGTAGACACTACAGAGAAGTCGGTAGTAATTGAGTGGTACTACAAGAAGAACAATGGTGGCAGAGAGATTCTCCACTACTGCAAGTATGTTAACGACGAGGTGCTTTTTGCTACAGAGAATGAACCGCAGTTTGCAGAGACAGGTTTCTACGCCCATGGAAAATATCCGTTCATATTCGACCCATTGTTTAGGGTGGAAGGCACACCAGCAGGATTTGGATATATTGACGTTGGCAAGTCAGCACAGGAATACATCGACCGAGGCAACCAAGCAATTATGCAGAATATGCTTGCCAATACTAAGCCAAGGCACTTCATTCGTAATGATGGAAGTGTAAATGAAAAAGAATACGCTGATATGTCAAAGGATTTTATCCACGTAGACGGAAACCTTGGAAACGATTCTATCGTTCCTGTGCAGGGTAAACCTCTTTCGAATATCTATGTAGAAGTAATCAATAACAAGATTGATGAACTTAAAGAGACTACAGGTAACAGAGACATCTCAACAGGTGGAACTACTTCTGGAGTAACTGCTGCAAGTGCAATCGCTGCAATGCAGGAAGCAGGTAGCAAGTTATCAAGAGACCATAACAAGGCTGCTTACAGGGTATACAGAGAGCTTGTGCTTATTGTTATAGAGCTTATCAGACAGTTCTACGATATGCCAAGATGCTTCCGTATTATGGGCGAGCAGGGCGTAGCTAAGTTTGTACAGTACTCAAACGCAGGCATTCAGCCACAGATGCAGGGACAGGACTTTGGCATTGATATGGGCGTAAGAGTTCCATTATTTGACGTAGAGATTACTGCAGAGAAGCAGAGTCCATATAGCAAGATGGCGCAGAATGAGTTAGCTCTTCAGTTTTATTCACAGGGATTCTTCAACCCACAGATGGCAGACCAAGCACTTGCTTGCTTAGAGATGATGGATTTCGATGGCAAGGACGCAATTATGCAGAGAATTTCACAGAATGGTGGAATGTTACAACAGATGATGTTAATGGCACAGATGTTAGACGCTAATGGTGGTGGAGGACAGTTCTCCGAGGGGCTTGCAATGCAGTATGGAATGGCAATGCCAAGTGGCGGAGATCCAGCACAGATGCCTAGCGATGACAAGGAGTCAAGCGTAACTAAGAACGCTAGAACAAGAGTGGCAGAGTCCACTGCACCAAGATAATTAGGGGTGGTATATGCTAGTCGCACGCTTTGATACAAATAAAGATGTAAGGAAATTCTCCATGACGATAAAAGGCCATGCAGGAGCTGGCGAGGTAGGCCATGACCTCGTCTGTGCTTCGGCCTCTATGCTTGCTTATACGCTTGCATATGACGTTCAAATCAATGAAGAGATGGGGATATTAGATGACGTTGAACTTCGACTAGAAGAAGGGGATACAGAGATTAGTTGCCACTGTAAAACACAGGAGGCATACAACTATCTGAGAAGAGCATTCGTAGTAATTAGCAATGGTTTTCTGCTTCTACAGAATGACTACCCAGAGAACGTCACAACAATCGTATGGTAGAGCTTTAACGCTTTAACATAAATAAAAATACAGAGTCGCTCACTTAAGAGCAGAAAGGACAGATTATGTCAAAACTTATTAATTGGCATCGTCTCAACCTTCAGCTATTCGCAGATGGCGGAGCTGGTGGTGATGGCACAGGAGATGGTGCAGGAAATGGAGTAGACGCAGGTGTTCCCAGCCTAGCAACCAGAGGCGCTAAAAATCCTCTTGCTGATGTAAAGTATGGCATTCAAGATGCACCACAGCAGGAAGACGTGCAAATCGCCAATGCACAGGTAGCTGATGAGGATAGAGTAGCAAAATTTGAGCAGATGATTAAAGGCGAGTACAAAGACCTTTATGACGCAAGAATGCAGGACACTATCCAGAAGAGACTTAAGAATTCTAAAGAGACTGTAGACAAGTACAATGCTTTAACTCCTACGTTAGAGACTCTTGCAAAAAAATATGGCGTGGATGCGTCTGATGTGGAGGCGCTTAATCGTGCCATTGAAGAGGACGACGCATATTTTGAGGATGAGGCGCTTGAGAAAGGTATTACAGTCGAACAGCTCAAGGAAATCAGAAAGATGGAACGTGAGAACGCAGAGCTTAAGCGTGAAATGGACGAAGTCAGACAGAGAATGAATGCTGACAAGGCCTATGCAGAATGGATGCAACAGGCAGAGGGAGTCCAGCAAGTATATCCATCATTTGACCTTGGGGCAGAATTACAGAATCCGAGGTTTGCAGATTTGATTCTTAATAATGTTGATGTGAGAACAGCGTACGAAGTTATTCACAAAGACGAGATACTCCCTGCTGCAATGCAGTTTACAGCACAGCAAGTCAGACAGAAGATATCAAATAACATTATGGCAAATCAATCTAGACCAGTCGAAGGGGCAGTCAATTCACAGGCATCAGCATTAGTGAAGAGCGATGTGTCACAGCTCTCTAAAGCAGACAGACAGGAGATAATCCGTAGAGTTCAGCGAGGAGAGAAAATACGATTCTAACAGAATGACGTATTACGTCTCCTCGTTAATTAGAGAGGAGATAAAAAATGTTATTTAACAAAATCAATTTACAGTTATTTGCTAATCATTTAAACGTAACAACAGACTATCGTGATACTCAGACAACACCTTACAACGCAGAGTCTGTTGGAGGAGCTAACACACTTTCTGCTGAAATGAAGACATTCTACGATATGACACTTATCGATGAAGCTTCAGCACAGTTAGTTCATGACCAGTTTGGACAGAAGAGACCTATCCCACAGGGTGGTGGAAAGGTTATCGAGTTCCGTAAATTCAGCCCACTTCCAAAGGCAACAACAGCTCTTACAGAGGGCGTTACACCAGATGGTAAGAGACTTGATGTAACAGCTATTACTGCTGAAGTATCACAGTATGGTGATTACATTACACAGACAGATATCCTTGAGCTTACAGCTCTTGATAACACAATTCTTGAGGCTACAAAGCTTCTTGGAAAGCAGGCTGGTCTTACACTTGATACAGTAGTAAGAAACGTTCTTAACGCAGGACTTAACGTATCATATGCTTCAAAGGTTGTTGACGGAGCAGAAACACCTGTAGGCACAAGAGCTGAACTTGATACAACAGCAGTTCTTACAGTTAAGACAGTACAGAAAGCAGTTGCAAAGCTTAAAGGACAGAATGCTCCTAAGATTAATGGAGCTTATGTTGGTATCATCCATCCATACAATGCTTATCAGTTAATGAGAGACCCAGAGTGGAAATATCCACATCAGTATCAAGACACAACAAACCTCTACGAGGGTGAGATTGGTATGGTTGCTGGTGTTCGTTTCGTAGAGACAACAGAGGCTAAGATTTGGAAACAGGGTGAGAACTCTATCTACTCTACACTTATCATTGGTGAGGGAGCTTATGGTGTAACAGAGATTACAGGTGGTGGACTTACAACTATCGTTAAGCAGAAAGGTTCAGCAGGAACAGCAGATCCACTTGACCAGAGAAGCTCAGTTGGTTGGAAAGCTATCAAGACAGCAGAGTTACTTGTTCCAAGCTACCTTGTTCGTATCGAGTCTTGTGTACCAGACTTCAATGATGTAGCAGCTAACTAATTTCCGAGGAGACATAGTTCTCCTCGATTAAGAGAGGAGAAAGCTTATGGCAGAGAAGAAAGAAGTTAAGCAGGAGCTTGTAAAGATTAGACTTCCTAGAAAGACTAAGAATGATGAGGATGTGTTTGTATCAGTTAATGAGAAAACATGGTTAATTAAGCGTGGCGTAGAGGTAGAAGTACCTAAGTGCGTTGCAGAGCTTATTCGTAATTCTGAAGAAATGCAGGAAGAGATATATGAGTTCCAGAGCGGAAGCGCTAAATAAAAAATAAAATTTCACACAAACTTATTACAAGGGGGAGCAATTCGCTCTCCCTTTTTTAGAAAGGGGTAATCAAATGACAATAAGTGAAGCAATTGATATGCTCGATAACTTAATGCCAAATGCATATACACAGGAAGATAAGGTGAGTTGGTTATCTCAGATAGACGGACTTATTTACAATAGTATCATCTCAACACACGAAGGAGCGGAAGATATTTCTTTTAAAGGGTATGACATCGAGACGCCTACCTGCACAGATCTTTTAGTGTGCGCTCCATATGATGAGATTTACTACTTGTGGATGGAGTCAAGAGTTAACTACCTTAATGGGGAACTACTCAAATATAACAACTCAATTGCAAGATATAATGACCTGTTTCAGACCTATAACAGTTGGTATAACAGGAACTATATGCCACTAGGCAAGAAGATTAAATACTAGGAGGTGGGGTTATGCTTTTAACAGAATTACAAAGCACTTACCAGACTAGAAGTAATGTAGAGACGTTTGGCGGATACAACCACAATGCACGCATAGGTGATGGTGAGTTTTATGATATGCACGATATGTGTACAGACCAGTATCCAGCGATGTCTGTAAGAGGCAAACACGGAAAGTTTGAGCTTGTGCAGGGAATTGATAAGCATAAGATTAATGGCCTTATTGCAAAGGATGCACTGTGTTATGTGGATGGTAACTATCTGTATATCAACCACTACAAGATTGAAGGCCTTCGACTTGAGGATTCTCCAAAGCAGTTGATAGCTATGGGTGCGTACATCATCATTATGCCAGATAAGAAGTACATCAACACCATTGACTACACCGATATGGGCGATATCGAAGCGCTGTTCCGTTCTACAGGCAATGCAGTCAGATACACGATGTGCAAACTTGATGGAGAGGACTATGAGGACGCTATCGTGTCTGATACTGAGCCAAGTAATCCAGAGAATGGACAGTTGTGGATTGATACATCGGCAGTGCCACACACACTTAAACAGTTTGCAGGGACATCGTCTATGTGGGTGCCTATCGCAACTACTTATGTGAAGATATCATCACCTAATATTGCTGCAAACTTTAAGCAGTACGATGGTGTGTATATCAGTGGTATTGACGCATCTATCACAGAGCTTAAGGACTTAAATGGCAAGACATCAGTGCTTATGGATGCTCACAGGGATGAGGACAACCACGGAGTAGGCGACTACCTTGTGGTAACAGGATTCCTTGATGAGGTTAGAACACAGGAGAGCGTGCTTACAGTAAAGCGTGAGATGCCTGTTATGGACTTTATTATTGAGTCGAATAACAGACTGTGGGGATGCCGATACGGATTCGATAAGAATGGCAAGACAGTAAATGAAATCTATGCTAGTAAGCTTGGCGATTTCAAGAACTGGTATTGCTATATGGGAACTTCTACAGACTCATATGCAGTGTCTGTTGGTTCTGACGGAGTATTCACAGGTGCAGCATCTTACTTGGGATATCCAATATTCTTCAAAGAGAACTGTATGTATAAATTGTATGGTAACTTCCCTGCTAACTATCAAGTGCAGACCACACCTTGTAGAGGCATTCAGAAGGGCGCTGGCGATTCTATTGCAGTAGTAGGAGAGGCACTTCTATATAAGACTAGAAATGGTGTCGCTATTTACGAAGGTTCGCTTCCTACAGAGATATCCAATGCATTCGGTGGAATTAAGTACACAGCAGTTGAGGGAGAAGACTCTTGGCGTAACGGAGCAGTGGGTGGCGCAGTAGGGCAGAAGTATTTCATTTCAATGAAGTCAGAAGCTGATGATAAGTGGTACACGTTCTCATTTGACCTAAACAATAATATGTGGATGAAAGAATTTGAGGGAAGAGTGCTACAGTTCTGCACTAATGACGGAGAGCTTTATTACCTCACAGATCGTGAAGAGGTAAAGACTTGGTTTGGTTCTGGCACAATGGATACCGATGAGGTTGAGTGGATGGTTGAGTCTGGAAGAATTGGCACTAGCTCACCAGAGAAGAAATATATCTCAAGACTTGTAGTGCGACTTATGCTTGAGGTTGGTACGAGACTTAATATTTATATTCAGTATGACTCAGAGGACAAGTGGAGACACGTACAGACACTTAAAGGCACAAACATGAGAACATTCTCTTTCCCTATTAGACCAAGGCGATGTGACCATTTCAGAATCAAGATAGAGGGCGTTGGCGCTGGAAAGATATTCTCTATTACAAAGACTATTGAGGAAGGAAGTGATAAGTAGTGGGTAACTTTGATTTAAGACTCCCTAACATAACAGGAGAGGATGCGGATACTCAGCTCAAGCAGATGTCTAGCTATTTGTATCAGATGGTGGAGCAACTTAATTGGGCGCTTAACACTTCCAATGCTAGCGAGACTGCAGTTGTGCAGTATAGCGAGAATGGAGAGGTAATAGTCCCAGACGATAGTAAAAGCTTGGCTACATTTGAAAGCATTAAGGACTTGATTATAAAGTCTGCGGATATCGTGGATGCATACAGTGAGCAGATGAGGCACACGTTAAAAGGTGCATACGTCGCTACTTCGGAGTTCGGTAAATACTTCAGCACAGCAGAGCTAGATTTTGAGGGAACACCTACAAACCTTACACAGTTCTATAGACTTGTTGAGGGAATTGATTCTGATGTAAAGCTTATGCGTAGCACAAATGCTTACATCAAAGAAGGTATGCTTGATATCCGTGGAGATGGAGTACCTGTCTTTGGTATTGAGGTTGGACAGATTACCAAGGATGAGGAAGGCAAGGAGCTGTACAACGCCTTTGCTAGATTTACATCTAACGGAATATACTTATACAATGCAGATTCAAAAGTGCCATCGGCAGAGTTCTCGACAGATAGCTTGGTGGCAAAGAACTTGCTTGTATACGATAACCAAGGGAGGATAATTATCAAAGCTGATTCAAGTACTAGAGCTGTTGAGATTGCTGGTTTTTCAATAGATTCTAATAAAATGAAAAAAGATTATTCTTTCAATGGAAGAAATGGCACTGTCACAATTGATAGAGGTTTAACTGTTACTGAGGGCAACTCTGAGTGCCGCATTGAAGACGCATATGTTTTATTAAAAGACACGTACATTGGGGAAGAGACTTCAATACAGGCCAATCTAATATATGTGTCTGACTTGGAGTACAAAAACATTTGTAAAATGCAGAACGATGGGTTTTACGCAAATGGAGAGAATGCTTCTACCACTGTTAAGTCTACAGGAATTACGACTGGAGGCGATATAAACTGCTCTACGCTATATACTAGCGGTGGTGGAATCGTAGCACAGGATGGAAATGCGTATATAAATAATCCATCTATAAAGGGGTGGGTTGGCAGTTTGTTACTTGACCGAATGCCTAAAAGCGGTGGAATATTTAGCGGAAACGTTGGAGTCGATAGTGGTGATGAAACAGATACTTATGTTAGAGTTAAAAATAGCGCTAACAATGCAATTCTGCTTACCAATTATGAATATGCAGGGGTTTATCATAATTCCTCTAGCGGTTACAGAAATGGCAAGTGGCTCATCTATATGGACAAGAGTGGAATTGTTACCTGTGCATCTGGATCTGACAGAAGACTCAAGAATGATTTGGGCGAAATCTCTGACAGAGAAGCTCTGAGCTTGCTTGCAGTACAACCGCATTTGTTTACTTACAAGGCGGATGAGAAAAAAATTGTGCAACATGGATTTATGGCACAGGACATCCGAGATGTACTAATAGAAAACGAAATAGGATATCGACCTTTTATTAATATCTATACAAAGGATAGAGAAGGTTATGAAACGTATGACTTGAACACTCCAGAGGAAGAGGTAGAGTACGGAATTGATTATTCTAAATTTGTCCCTATTCTTTGGAAGGGTTGGCAGATTCACGAAAGAGAAATTAAAGAGCTTAAAGAGCAGGTGAAGACACTGACCGAAACAATAAAAGAAATGAGAAAGGAAGAATAATTATGGATGGAATAATTAAAAAACTTTGGAATAAAAAGCTTCTCAAACGTATATTCCCAGAGACCTTAACGAAGGCTGTGTACGATGATGATGGCAACAGATTGGACAATATCCTTACTGACTTAAATAGCGATTTAA